TTAGAACCATAAACTTTTTGAATAGTTGGATTTAAACCTGTGATGTTACTTTGAGTAGTACCTTTCACAGTTTGTAAATCAGCTTGAAAAATACCTTGGGCCTTGTATCGACCATACTTTTTAAATTCATCAAGTGTTTTTAACTTTGCATCATCGTCTTCAGGAGCGACGATTGCTCTCGCAAAACCATTTAATTCCATTAATTTAACTTCCTTTCATAATTGCGTGTGAAATGGAAAGTAAGCATAGTTTCATCTGTTTCAGGATCAGTTCCTTCATCTGGTCCATAGCTTACTTGCCATTCAGGCACTAAAAAAGACACAATCGCATTCTTGATTGTGTCTAAATTAGCTGTTTTATTTTCTATACCAATAAAAACTTGAATTTCTATTTCTTGAACTTCTACAGTGGGAATGTTTGAACCATAACCGGCATAACTTCCAGTAACTGGAGTAATCAGCAAATCAGTTTTAGTATTATCAATCTTCCCTGTTATTCGCCTTTTATAAAAACGATCTACCCCGGGCACTTTATTTAAAATAACTTGATATGCGTCATTTATCGCTGTCATGGTTCATCACTTCCTTAAATGCTCTTAGTTCAGCTTCTTTAACTGATTTCTTCGCTTCTTGTTGCGCCTTGTCGTAAAAATGCATGTTAGCATACCTTTTTTCAGACATATGGTGCTGACCATTGTTAACAATTTTGGCTAAGAAGTCATAATATTTACCTTCAAAACCAACATCTGTATCTCCGGTGTGAGTTTTATCAGCAGTATAACCAACCTTATACGTAATGCTATCTTGCAGGTGCTTAGTCTTTCGGTGCGAATTGCCATGCTTAGCATTCGCATGACCAGCAGAGCGCCCTCTTCTGTAAATCTCATTGCTTCGTGGCGTGCGATCATGCAATACCTGACTAAAAGCTTCGGCACCTGCACCGGTAATTTTTGCCTTGTCTTCAGGTGTCAATTTCATGCTCTGCTCAACGGAATCAACCCAACTATCTAAAAACTCTCCCATATCTTTAGCCATGATCTTCAACCTTCTTAACGGTCACTAAATCATAGCTTGTGGGAGAGTTCTTTTCATCTGGATTTATATGAACAACCTCATACATCTCGCCATTAACTCTAGCTCTTGAGATTTGATCCCAGAAACTATCTAACCGATGTCTTACAGCATACATTCGCTGGTCAGCTAAATTAAGCCCCTGAGCTTGAATGATTTGAGTCGTGTTCAAACTATAAGGAATTGCTAGAGTCGTCCATAAGACTGTAATTGAAGGAATTGGATTATCATTTTGGTCGTACTCTGGGACATCAGACTCTTTACCAAACTCAATTCTCTGAGTCTGACGACTTGGATTCAGTATCCTGACCATCTTGATCCTCCAATTCCTTAGCATATCTACCTCTTAGTTGACCAATGACTGCATTTGTTACAGCGTCCACAGTTACGACAGCACCCGATGTAATGCTAACCGGATTTTGAACATAAGAAGCTGCTAAAGCATTACATACTAAGGTATACAATGGTTTATTCTCTTCAGAAGTATAGAAATCCTTTAAATCTGTGCCAATTGCACCTTGAACATAACTTTCAGCTGCAATTAAGGCGTTAGACATACGATTCTTCAAGCCTTCATCTAAAGAATCATCTTCATCAAGATATCCTAATGACCTCTTAAGGCCATCAGTGATCTTAAGATAAGCGGTCATTAAGAATCACCTCTATTTTTGAGAGGTTTGCTTATCAGTATCAGCCGTTCCTTTAGACTGATCTGCAACAGTCTTAAATGAAGCAGCTGCAAAAGCTCCGTCGTCAATTAATTGAACATCGAAACGATCAATAAAACGAAGCTTAGTAGTATCAGTTTCAAATGAGCCCGCACCAGTATTGGTAGTATCAATTTGCATTTGTTGACGATCAAATAAAGTAATGCCTTGTTTCAAATCACCAAAATATAGAGGGTGAGAACCTGATACATCTGGTAACCACTTATCAGCAATACGAGTAACTGGCTTACCATCAATTAAATACTTATCAGGATTAGTTACGTCTGGTTGCATTAAGTAGCGACCATTAGCGTCTTTCAATTTACTTAAGACATTATAACCGGATTGGTTAGTAACAAAGCTTGATGTAGCTTCAATTGCTGGATCTAGAGTATTATTTTCTAAATCCTTAACATCATCAAATTTAGAAATAGTTGGCTTCTTAGGGGCTTTACCCATAACTTCAAGAATTTTTGCATTACGAGTAACAACATCCTTTTTAGCAGCCCAATTAATTAACCATTGAATAATGTTATCTACAGTATCTTTCAAAAGAGTGTTAGTAACCGTAGTAATTCCTGCATAACGATGAATTAAGTACTTAACTACTGTTAATTCAGGATCATCGTTACTACCAATAGTTGCTGATTCATCATCTAAATCTTTTAATGGAGTAATATCGTTTAATTTTTCATAAACTCGAGATCCGCTTGAAGTAGCTACATTTTCAGCATTAACTAAACTTTCTAAAGACACAAATGAACGCGTTAAAGTTCTAATTTGCAATTGAATGTCTTCAGGAATAGTTAAACCGGCATTACCAGCACCAGTAGTACTAGATGAAACTAAATTTTTAAAGTCAGAAACGAATTGATTCTTAATTGCTTCAATATCTGGCTTCTTATTTTCTTTAACCGGAATTGGCTTTTTATTAATTGGTTCAGCATTCAGGTCAGCTCTAGCATCTTCATAAGCTGATTTAGCTAATTCTTGACTCATCTTGGCATTTTTTAAACTTTCACTTAATTTAAGAACTTCATCTACAGAGTGAGAAGATTCATCTTTACCAAGATCAATAACGATTTGTGCGCGCTTGTCTTCCAAATCTTGTACTTTTTGACCAGCCATATCAAACGCATCTTTTAATTGATTGATATTCATAAATTCTAAATTTCCTTTCCAAATAAAATAGCCAGCTTCTTTTGAAGTTGGCCATCATTCTTTTTATTTTCTTTTGGTAGAGGTTTAACGACATTCTCGGTCGATTGATTATGAAGTAAATTCTTAATCTTGTTAATCATATCTGGTTTAACTGATAGAGAACCATCTGCATTTACTAGTGCAGGTTGTTCTTGATCTTGAAACATAATCTCGTCCGCAAAGCCTTTATCAACCGCTTGTTTAGCATTCATCCAAGTTGTATTGCACATTAGTCTGTAGACTTCTTGCTTATCTAAGCCAGTGCGTTGACTATACAGATCAACAAATGATTTATCTAGTGAATCTAAAGCATTCAATGCACTAGATAAGTCATCGCTATTACCCATTGAGATTGTAGAAGCTCTATGGATCATCATTTGAGCAGTTGGAGACATTTCAACCTTATCTGCTGCAAGAGCAATCCAAGAAGCAGCAGAACAAGCTTGACCAGTGATTTTTGCCGTAACTTTTCCTTGATACTCTTTAAGTGCTGTATAGATTTCGCTTCCTGCGTCCACATAGCCACCAGGAGAGTTAATTTCAAGAGTTACGTCTGATCCATCTGCGTCATTCAAAGCCTGCTTAACAGTCTTAGGATTAATGCTCTCATAGCCTAAATAGTCATAGACATCAGCATAATCACTCGGAATTACTTCCCCGTTCATTTGAATTGTTACCATCATCATCACCTCCCTCTTGTTGCTGAATTAATTGAATAGCTTGTTGTGGTTTCTTTTCTGGATCAGGTAAATCGCTAGGCAAATAACCTGAATTTTGCAGAATAAATCGAGCCTGATTTCCAGCAATTGTGCCATCTTTGGCTAAGCCTGAAATAGTACTTGCATATTGGTCTCCCATTGCGTCAATTGCAAAGCGAATATCGGCTGAGATATTAGCATGCAATTTATCGTTTAACTCGCTGACAATTGCTTGTACATACCGATTAAGCGATTTTGCATACTGACCACCAATTTGAGTAATTGAAGATTGCTGGTCGCCTTGACCGTTTAAATAACTGTCTGGTACGCCATAAACTTTTGCAATTTGATCTCTAGTCCAATCGACTTGATTTAACAAGCTGGCAATATTACCTTTCATTTCTAATGGCTTGTACTCTTCAAGTGCGTCAATTACTACTGGTCCATCTGATTCATGAATTTGTCTAGATATTTCTTTTGATCTTGCAATTCTTGTCTCTTTATCAAGCAAACCGCCATGTTGAATCGCTAACACTGCACTAGCAGTAACAGACTGTTTCAATGCTTTTAAAGTTAAAGCATTAGACGCATCTTTGATCTGTTGTTCATTAACTAATGCAGATAGCGGTGAAACGCCTGTTTTACCACCATTCTTCGAAAGCAACCGAATATGAATAATATCGGAAGCCGGTACATTTTCCATATACCCAATTGCTGGTTCATCAAAATTAATGTTGTAGATCAATCCAGACCCATCTTGCAGTAGCATTGGTTGCACTTGTGAAGGTCTTAAATACTCCCACGATAAATCAACACCATTAGTATTTTTGTGCCTGTAAGCATAGCAATTTCCATCTAGTAAGAGTTGAGCAAACATTCCTTGCCAGAAACTATAGCCATTAGTGGTTACGCTTGGATTGCTAATAATTGATTGAGATCTATCAGAATCAGCCGTATAGCGAACCATGGCTAAATCTCCTGATAATTGCATAATCAGAGAAAAAATATCAGAGTTCTTTAATGCGGTATCCGCAGAAACATACTTCTGTGCTTCTCCACCCGTTAGAAAAGTTACCCAATCAGGATCATTTAACGAAAACCCCTGAGAGTGAGATTTATTTAGTTTAAGCAGAGGCATTAACTACCACCTCCTTTCTCACCGCCTGTTGCGATAAGCTCCACTAAATAGCCTGAAATTAAAAAGGCTACACCGCCAACGATGTAACCCAATGGTTCATTAATCTTAAAAGCTCCAAAAGTAATTCCCGCAAGTCCTGCAAAATAGAAAATCACATCAATATATTTCCAAAGCTGTTGTTTTAATTTAGTGACCAGAATGCTCACCTCCTAGTAGTCCTGAATTAGGATTTTTAAACCAATCCAGAACTTGTTGTTCTGTCATTCTATCAATTTCAGTATCTTTATTATTTAAATCTGAATTTTCATCAAAGTAATACATTCCTTGAAACAGTGCATCAATCAGGGCATCAACAACGTCAATTTTTAAAGTAGCTTTATCCTTATCTACTTGAATGCCAATCTTGTCAGCCTTAACTACTGCGTTTAGTAAAGCCTTTTGCATGACTGGATCATTAGGGATAGATACTTTACGCGTAACAAAAAGTTCCTGTAAAAACTTAGTAGGATTTGCAAGAGCTGACGTTCTTTGCTGAATATCCATAATGTACCAATCAGTGTTTACATTAAGTGATTCAGTAATGTTCTTGACCTGATATGATCCAAAACGGTCATAGCCAAAGAATTTAACTTTCAATTGGTGCTGTTCAACATAGTTAAGCAGCCATCTATAAATCTGCTCCGGATTGATAATACCCTGTGGGTGCGCTGTAATTGTGCAATATTCAGGATATTGACGATAAACAATTCCATCTTGATTTTCTTTGGTCTCAATGTTTCCTGCATGTTGCCACGGAATAAAACTGTGTTGTTCTAAGCGGAATTGGCCGTCTCCATATGGATAAACAAAACCGATAGCGGTGTTATCTGAAAACATTGAATAGTCAAAACCGATAAATACTTCTCGCCCATCAATTTTAAAATCATTATCTACAGCATCTTCAACATCTTTCAAATTAAGATAGCTTGCAATTGATTGTTTTAACCATAGATTCAAGTTTTTGTTTTTAAATTTATGAAGTGTGTTATTAAGAATTGCTTGATCTCTTTGCTTAATTAAATTTCCTGTTCTACGTTCTCTTTCTTTATCAGATAAAGCAATTAAAGGATTACTTTTA